AATTTTGAATTCTTCAGTGAAATTTTTGGCTGACATAAACACTCCTTCATTGAGCCTCCATTATGAGGCAAAAAAGTGTCTACGAAACCCGGGTCTATTCATACAGCACCTCTCAGAGCGTTCATCAATTAGTTGAATTCCGTCCAATCCTCAACCACTTCAAAATGCACATTAAGTTCGCCGAACCGGAAATGGGCACCGCGCGTTAACGCCTCCAGCTCCCACCGTTCCGGGGTAATGCCGTGTTTTGCCAATTCGCTGGATATCAGCGGGAGTCTGGCGCGTTCTGCTGGCGTCAATCTGGCTGACGGGGCAATTTCACGTCCTCTTGTTGGGTCATAACTGCGCTGTGCTTTGCTTATCCGTGGGTTTTCCTCACGGACACGCGCCACAATCGCCCTCACGGCGGCTGTGTCGTTCCAGTCAATCGCCGTTGCTGTATCGTTTTCGGCGGTCACTGTGTGTTGTTCAGGCCGGTTATTTTTGGGTTTCTGCCGATTTGTCCCGGCAGAGCTTCCGGCCAACCCACAGTTATTGACAGGACTCCGAGGCGCGCCAGAGGCGCTTTTTAAAGTCAAAGAATTAACGTCAACGGCAGAAGACACGATCCGCCATTGGGTTGTACGGGTTTCATAAATGCGAGAATCGCCGAGGTGAGGCGCGAAAATACCGACAATCTTTTGCACGTCTTCGTCATAAGCGTTCAACTCATCGGCAACGCGGCGGGCAACACGCACTGTCTGGTCTTTGCGGGAAACATTCGCCCCACCCTGTGCAGCGATGTAAGCAGCAAAATCACCGGCATCAGCCGCAGCACGAACGGCCTCCACTTCGTCGTCAAAGGTGTCAGTCAGACTGATTGAACGGATGCGGCGGCACTCGCGATATGCGCCCATCGCAGGCAGGCCAATCGGACGAAATTGCGGTATGCGCCACGTAGCGGCCCACGCGGTAACAGCGGCGGCAGAGTCGGTAAGTAGCTCGCCGGTTTCGTGGTCACGCTCGCCTTCCAGCGCGTAACCGTCGATATTCTTCGCAATGTATTTAGCGATATAACCCGCAGCACCGCCACGGTTCATGTGCTTGCAGTCAAAGCGATTCTTTGCAGCTCCGCGTTCTTCTCCGTCTTCGGCCATTGCGCGCTTACGCATGATTTCGATAACTTTCTGGCGCTGGGCTGGCTTGGTAAAAAGCATCATGTGCCAGTGAGGTGTCGCATCATGGTGCGGCTCAACGACGCGCATACCGTAAACTTGTAAGCCGTCGTCTTTGAAGGCGGTACGGATCTTGCTCCAGACCTTACACAGATAGCGCTGGGCATCTTTCGGCGTATAAACTTCTTTGTCCCACGCACGGTTAAACTGCACACGCTTGTCTTTGTCTTTGCCGACTGTCCGGGTTGGGTGAAATTTTGAAGGTGTGGTGATCGTGATAAACATGCCGACATCACCAGTCTCAGCCGCATAGCCTTCAATGCCAGCGATTGTGCTCATGAGTTCCATGCGGCGGATCTCAGGGTTTGAGATACTCGCCATCACTTTGTCGATCAGGCTGAAACGCTCGCCAGTTTCCACGTTCTCAATATCGCAGCTTTTCAGGTAGTCGATGTTTGACTGGCGGCGCGCTTTCACTTCGCGGATTGCCTGCCTGCTGGCATAAGGGGATTTACCGCGATTAACATTGCCGATAGCAATCAGCAACGCCTCACGCCAGCGGGTGCGCTGGGCTTTTAACTGGCGAACCCAGCAGTCAGGATTAACGAGGCGTGACAGGCTTGCGATAGCTGCACGCGCATCAAGCCCACCTTTTAGGTATTTCTGCCAGTGCATCGGGGTGATGTTGAAGGCTCGCGCCATACCAGCGAGCTGACCATATAATTCGGCCTGCGTGTGGTCTTCAAACAGCACGGCACTATCGCCGTTATATGCAGCAAGCAGTTCCTCACAACGGGTTTCGTATATTTCTTTCAACTGCCCGGCAATATCTTGCGCCAATCGACGCACATTTTTATCGTTCAGATTTGGCAGGCGGTGATAAGTGTCGGCCTCAGTCATGAACTGCTTGGATGCATTGAGATCCATAGAATGCGCTGCATTCACCGAATCAACACGGGGCAGGATGTTGCGGCCCAGCGTGAAAACGAGGTACTTGTTTGCGGCGTGCAGGCCCTTTTCTTTCAAAAGGTATTGATGCCGACTGGTAAAGGTTTGGTAGAGATCGGAGGAAAGCGTTTTTACTTTATCTAAAACAACTTGCCCCTGACGGAATTCGTCACGGGTAAGTGGTCTTTCATACTGTCCGGCAATTGCCGGGCGTGGGGCGTTCCATGAATACGCCCAAACAGCGGGCGTTTCAATTTGAGGCGCGACGCGGTTTGCCGATATCACTGACGCACCTTAACGATGCACCCAGCGGCCTCGACCTGCTGCTTGACGTACTCAACTCCAGCCACCCACGCTTCACATTGATCCTCTGAATACCAGTGAGCCATATGGGAAACAGCGCATTTGTCACAATCGGTCAGCACTACAACCGGCTTAGGCGCTGTAGTGAATAGCTTGACGGCTTCATTGAATGCCGCGTTAGGTTTAACAACCGTCGCATTCCCTTCCAGCAGATCAGAGAGTTGATGATCATGAATGTAGCCCACAGGCTCTTGCTCACCCCGAAGCGCGGCAAGCTCTGCTTCAAGTGCCGCCCCCCGCGCCTCTGCGGCTTCGAGCCGGTCGAGTAAAGTGATTATGGTTGCTGGATTTGCGAGAGCGATGAAATTCGCATCACGACGCATTTCATCATAGGGACGCCACGCTGACGGGGTGAGTTTGCATACAATATTTCGGGATGTTCCACCTCCGTTTAAATTGACAACGGCACGGACTGACACACTGGAAGTAACAGACAAAATACCCCACACGCCGGGGGTCGCGTTATTTGCAGCAGTATGTAAAATTTTTAATGGAGTAACGGCATTCATTATTCAACTTCCTCTATTTCTTCACGCATTGGAAAACCCGCCATCAGCAAAGAGTCAACAGCAGGATCGGGCGGCAGGTACTTCGGGTTTTTTGGGGTGAATTTGGCGATGATCTCGGGGGCTGATTTTGCGCAGCCAGCAGAAGCACCAACGGAACGCGGCGCATTCAGTTCGGTGATATTGAAAGCGTTGTAAATTGAGCGGGCAGCAGGAACATCAGCGTTTGATGCAATGACCGGGTAGCTTCGTTCTGACAGGCGCGTGAGAAGCCGGGCAAGGTATTGCTGATCGGCATCATTGAAACCAGCAGTGTGATAATTGGTGAAGTTTTTCTCTTTAGTGCCAGCCAAATATGGCGGGTCGCAATACACCACATCGCCGGGCGCAACCATGCGCAGAGTTTCTTCAAAGGAACAGCAAACAAACGTGGCGCGCTTTGCTTTCTCAGCGAAGGCGCGGATCTCTTCTTGGGGGAAATATGGCGCTTTGTACTTACCATAGGGAACGTTAAAGCCGCCGGATTGGTTATAACGGCAAAGCCCGTTAAAGCAGTGACGATTTAAATAAAGAAACATTGCCGCACGTTCTTCACTGTCAGCTGATAGATTGAAATCTGCGCGCACAATATAGAAGTCTTCCGCACTGTTGCACAGTTCGAAAAACTTTCTTGCATATTTAATAAAGCGCTCTGAATCTGATTTAATATTCTGATAAAGGTTAATTAAATCTGGGTTAATATCTGCAACCAAATAAGCAGGGTAATCAATATTCATCATTACAGCGCAGGAACCAGCAAACGGCTCGACCAGCCGATCACCGGCTGGCAGATGTTGCTTAAGGGTTTCAATAATTCGAGCTTTAGAGCCAGCCCATTTTAAAATTGTTCTCACGTTATTCCCTTAATCGTAATTGCGGTTTTCAGGCCGCTTATGGAAATCTGCGTCACTAATATCAGCAGCAAGAAAACCGCTGGCGATAACTGCCAACACACCGACCAACACGTAAAAGGCCGTCATGCGCGCCCCCGATAATGCTTGTTCCGTTGTTCCATTAGTTCTGCGCAGTGGACGCAACACTCAACACCCGGCAATGCAGCGCGACGCGCTTCGGGTATTGGGCGATTGCAGTCGAGGCAGAACATCGCAGAAACGCCTGTCACGACCTTGCGGGCTGCGTGGATTTGAGATTCAAGAATCTCGGCCTGACGTTCGGTGATTAAATCCAGTAAATCCGGCATTAGTGGATCTCCCATGATTCGTTACGAATGCGCTCAGCTTCCTGCCGCAGAGTTTCAGCAGCACCGCGTCCGGTTGCATTATGCTTAAGGAGATATGCCGCCAGAGCCTCAAGCCGGGAAGCGAATACTGCTGCTAGGTTTTTCCGTTCATCCAGACGCGCATCGCTCAGAGCCATTAATTGCCCCTCGTAATTTCCAGCCGCTTTAACTTTGTCAGTACCCACTTTTATTTCTAACTTTTGAATATTTCGCATAATAATTTCCCGTTTTTAGGCAAAAGAATGCCCGGCGAGTTAAACGCCTTAAATAATTAATTTCTGTTAGTGATTAGTATTTAATGCGCAATCGTCTTCACTGATAAATCTTGGCAGTGAGTCAACAAGGTCAATGAAAGAATTCAGTGCGGCAACCACTTGCTTACGTTCGGCGTATGTCAATTCCGAAAACTTCATTTCAACATGGCGAGTTTTTAAGCCTGCATGGAAGCAAATCGTTTTACGCATATGTGGCGGACTTTCGTCAAATGCTTCCTGCGCTGCATTCTTTCGGAACGGAAACATTTCTTTAATACGAGAAAGATGTTTAATTCCGATTTCTCTTTGTCTTTCGTTTGCTAATAACATCTGGACCTCAACTAAATAAGCTTTTCAAAAGCAGCTTTCTTTTCGCTGGAGTTGATACAGTGCCAAATCCAACCTGACCCGGTGCGGGGTTCCAGCGCCCCCCGCTTGGCAACTCAATCCAACCGTGACCAAAATGACGCGCTGGTGATTGCTGCTTTAACAATGGGGCAATTGAGATCACCATATTCAAACCATCCCATTAGTAGCGACACTCGCGACAGCTGCCGCAGCGGAGGCCAAAGCCGGTGAGCCATCTATACGTTGCTGAATGGCTAAACCGATCAGCGAAAGATGACGAATGCCCGCATTAACGCTTTCGATAATTGCGTTTTTGGATTGTCGTGTCTGGCGTTCTGACGATGCTGCACCGGCAGCAACCGAACCCAAGGCAGCAGTAGCGTGAAGTGTATAGGTAGCAATACTCCCCTCGGCCAACTCATTAACCGGAACCGCAGGCATACATTTCATCTGTGCCAACACCCCATCGATCAGGGTCGCATCTTCAGTAACATCAGTTATCACGGCGATTTCAATGGCTGTGAGCTGATGCACCTGATCAGGATTCAGCTTGTTACGCAGAGTCTGTTCTTTCATTCCAATACTGCGAGCAAGTTTCGACAGGTTGTGACGTAAAGCAAAAGCACGGCACGCGTTATCGAAAAACGGCTGGTTGGAAACCTGAAAATCAAACATGTTTACCTCCCGTAATTCACATAATGTGAATTAAGCACCGATAATGATTTGAAATCGTGAATGGCCAAGATTCTTTTTGGCTTCCATTTCTTTGTAACGGGCATACAGGATTTTGATAGGACCACCTGCACGCTTGTTACCTTTCTTAATGGTGCGCGGTTCGATGGGAATACGAGGGTTTTCGCCGGTTGTCTGGCGATATACGGTGCGAACGGACACACCTTCGAGTACCGCGAATTCTTCTGGGTGTACTGTTGCACGGGGGATCTTGATTGTAATGAGAGCTGTCATAATGCATCATTTCCTGTTTAGTCATTTATCCGTCATTGATTGTCACTGTTTGCCAACTTTTGCCATCAATGATTCAGGCTTAACCGCACTTTAATGCGTAAAAGCGCATTAATCAATACGCAGGTACGTATTTTATGGAAAAAGATGCAGGAATAAGTAACGAAGATGTTCTTAACCGAATCTGCGAGGCATACGGATTTAACCAGAAAATCCAGCTAGCTAGGCACTTTAATATTGCTGCAAGCTCCCTTCAAAACCGCTATACACGCGGTTCCATCTCCTATGACTTCATTGTTCACTGCTCTTTGGAAACAGGGACGGATACACGCTGGTTACTGACCGGAAAAGGTAACAGTTCAAAAGGTGAAAGCAGTACTTCAAATACCCAAAATGCTTCTTCAAGACTTGAATTATTCACTTTAAGTGAAGGAAAACTCACTGAAGACGGTATATTGAATATTGATCACAAGCTTTTTAGTAAACCTCTTATTCACCCGATCTGCGTTAAGTCCGATGGAAAGACCCATGTGGTCGAAAAGGATGCTTCCCTTTCTGATGGGACGTGGTTGGTCAATGTAGAAGGTT